GTAAAATGTTTGCAGCGCAAATTTCCATTGGCTCGGCGGCATCTGCGACAATTCGTTTTTCGCAAACGCCAACACCTTAGGCTCAAACTCCGGCCACAACACATCTGATTTGGCGTATTGCATGCTCAACTCGTTTACATCCTGCACCGCCTGATTAAATTCGGCCTGCCGCTGTTGCTCTGCTTGCGCCGCCTGTTGTTGCTGCTGCCATTGCGCCTGTTGCGCTTGCTGGCTCTGCTGCGCATATTGCTGCTGTTGCTGCTGCCGCCAACGTGCCTGTGCCAGCTCGTGTGCCACCTCGGGGGCGAGCGTCATTTCTTGCGCCTGCTGCTGCAAATCCGGGAATTGGCTCAACAAATCCACCGTCAGGCTGCGCCCGCTGATGGCCTCAAACTGCACGATTTGCTGTTTAAGGTATTGCTCTACCTTATCGTAATCGCCCGTCTTCACCGCCTTGGCATAGTCAAACAGATCCGTCACCTCTTCGGCGTTGTTGCAGCTTTCCTGCGCCAAGCGCTGAAATTCCTGCACCGTCTCCGCCATCTGCTGATAATCGCCCTCTTTGGCGCGGTATTCTTTCACTTCGTTGGCCAAGGCTTGAAAGCGCGCGCTGGCCTTTTCGCCCAAGCCCTCCGGCTCGGCCAAGTCGTCCGCTTCAGCCTTTTCATCGGGCTTAGCCGCCGCACCGTCTTTGTCCGGTTCCGGCTCTTGCGGCTTGTCGTCTTCTGCCGGCGCGTCTGCTTCAGGTTTGGGCGGCTCTTCGCCTCCGCCACCAAACATCGCGGCTTGCAGCGTCTCCGGTTCGTCCGGCTTTTCAGACGGCTGGTTATCCGGTTGTTGCTCTGCCGCCTGTTGCGCCTCTTTCTCTGCTGCCTGCTGTAAATCCAAGTCCATTACATCGCTCCTTGTGGTTGTGCCTCATCAGGCGTTAAATCCATTTGCGGCGCGCCTTGCTGCATCAACATTTGTTGCTGCTGCATCATTTGCTGCGCCATCATGTCTTGTGCAAAATCGGGGATAAACTCGTCCAAATCAATGCGCTCATCAAAGCGGTTAATCGTCTCCTCCAGCATCTTGCGCAAAGCGCCGGCCATGCCCGCCTGCCCCTGCATCTGCAATTGCGCCATCTGCGCAATCGTCTGCTGCAGCACCGGCATAAGCTGCATCCATTGCTCGCGCTCTTGAAACTTATTGGGCTTGCTCATGCTGCCGGCCTTAATGTCCAAGGCCAAATGCTTAAACGCCACATCAATGCTCATGTTTTGCCACGGCGTTTGCGCGCCGATCAGTTGCGCCACATCATCGGGCGTATAGCTCTGCACCATAATCTCAAGGGCATAGCGCGCCATATCGCGCATCATGTCCTCGATAATGTCTTGCCGCTCCGATATGCCGCTCTGCATCCCCATGCTCATAATCTCGGCCTCGGTTGCCGTCTTGGCCTTGTTGACATAGCCGCGCGCCGCATCACCGCTGCGGGTCGTCATCTCTACGTCCCGAAAAATCATGTCCGGCACAAACAGCGCATGATTGAGCTGCGGCACCGGGAATTGCTGGATAGATGCGCTAATCGGCTGGCTCGGATTGATGTTGGCCGCAATCCACTTGCCGCTCTCATCATCACGCACATGCTCGGTCAAGCGCTGTGCATCGCCTGCCGACAAATCACCGGCCTTAGGCACAACAAAAGTCGGCTTGTTGTATTGGCGGCTGTTGCGCACCTGGCTGCGCAAATGGCTGTACTCATCCTGATAGTCAATCAGCGTCTGCACATCGCTCAACGGGTAATAGCGCCCGTCCATCTGATTAAACATCAGGCCAAAAAAAGGATACCAACGCTCGCCGGTCGGGGCAGGGCTGTAAGGCTCGCGCGCCCAATCATCCGCACCACGGGCAAACGTAAACACATGTCCGCTGCCCTTATCCCACACCTCCCACACCTCAAGCAGGCAGTCATCGGCGCTGTCGCCAGCCTTAATCATCGCCTCGCCCTTGTCCTTGCCAAAGCGTTTAGCGCCCTTGGGCAGCTCTGCCGTGGCAAACACGCGTTTATACACCTCCGCCGTCATCCACACCCGCTGCCCGATGGCCTCGGCCTTGGCATAATCGGCCAGCTCAAGCACCGCATCATCCAGTACGAACAAATCTTCGGCGGCCACGCGGTCAATTACCAAGCCTTTTTGCACAAATAATTCTGATCGCCCCTGCAAGGCCGCCTCAACGTGTGCCGTCTGTAACTTAAGCGCCTCGGCCACCGCCTCATCATCTGCCGCCGGCTCGTCCAGCTCGCGCTGCAAAGCCTCAATCTCGGCAACATTGTCTTGCGCATCATTGAGGCGGTTATATTGCATAGGGTCGGCGCGGTAATCGTCTTGCAGCGTCATCTTCAGCCAGCCGCTGCCCGTGGTGAGCGTGGAGAGCAGGCAGCCCTTGGCGCGACGCTTAAGGTCGGCATTCTCCACAAACTCACGCTGCAATAAATCCTCCGCCACCTCGGCAAAGGCCACCCACGGGCTAACCTCGCCGCGCACCTCTGCCGCCAAACGAGCAGGGCGCACCTCGATTTCAGGGCTTTTGGCATACAAGGCCGGCACCAGCGCCGATAAAGTGCTATGGATTAAATAAGGGTTAACCTTGCGCGCCTCGTTTTTCTCGCGCAAATCCACCGCATCACGGCACTTTTTATATAGAGCATGCTGCTCTGATGCGGCCTTCACCGCCTTGCCCACGCGCTCATCCCATTTTTTTAACAACGCGTTTTTCTCGCCGCCTTGCTGTTGCCCGTCTATCAAGCCATCCATCGCCTTGCTCCGTCATTGTGTTGCTGCATCTTGCCTGCTTTTTAATCGGTTGCTTATCAGGCCACCGGCTTAAACTGCAACCATTCAGGCCGCAGGCTGCCCTTTTTCGGCGCCGGCGCAGCGATAACCCGCGTCATGCACAAATAGCGCAAAGTGTCCGGCGCATGGTCTTCCATGGCCGAATCTACGTCTTCGGCGTTGTGCTTATCGTGCTGCAAAGCAGGCAGGGTGCGTATCAAATCGCGGCACACATCAAAGATGTAAAGCAACGGCTCGCCCTCGCTGCCATCTAATCCCTGCAAGCGCAAATGCACCTGCTGCCAGCCCGCCACCCGCTTGTTATCCGCCGGCCAAAACTGCACCCCCGCCTTTTGCAGCGTCTCCGCCTGGCTCTCTCCGCCATTGCTGGCAAAGATAGCCGGGTCGGCCACCATCTGTGCAAAGCGCTCATCTTTGCTGTAGCCCTTGATGCCCTTGCCTATCTCATTGGCCGGCATGCGCAAGCCCACATTGGCCTCGCCCGTGCTGCCATACCACTCCCGATAAACCACGATCGCATTTTTAGGCAGGTATCTGCCGTCAGGCCGTCTGAAAGTGCCGTCCGAAACTGCACCCCACAACACGCAAAAAGGCTTGGCATAGCCCCAGTCAAAAGCCATAATCCGCGGCCAATGCGCCGGTATCGTAAACGGCTTGAGCACATGGCGAGAGCGCTCAAACTCACTAAAGTAAGCGCCGTCGATAATATCCCAGTCACCGTTTTTCATCGCGGCGACAAGGGCAGGATTGCCCAAACCCTCAAGCCTGCTCTCATAATCAGGGTCGTTTGCCGCCAGCGTGGGGTTGTCGGCTAGCTTGGCGGGGATATACTGCCGCAACATCCCGCCCTCTGCCGCCGGTGTGCGCGTAATCTCCATTGGCGGCGCATAATCCACAAACGTCTTTTTAACCCACACGTGGCCAATATTGCCCGGGTTGCTGCCACACAGCACCAGCGGCAGCTTATGCTTATACTCACTCGGCACATTCAGGCCGCCAAGCCGCACACGCCCACGCAAAAAGCGGTAAATTACCTCGGTAAACAAGGTCAGCTCGTCCATCAGCAAAACATGTATCTCCGCGCCCTGATACTTATACATATCCTTTTCATACTGGCAATGGCACAGATAAATCTTCGACCCGTTCCAAAACTCGAAAATGCCCTTTGAATCGTTAAAATTAACATGGCCGCTCGTCATCAGCGCCGACAGCATCGCCCGTAAACCACTCGGGCCCTCTAAATGGTTTTTGCGCAAATCG